AGGTGAAACAAAAATGAGCGACGAAGTAAAACAAATAGATAAAAATAGAAAAGCAGATGCCGTTCAGGCACTTATAGATGAACTGGCGGCTGGCGGTGATTTATATGAAGGATATTTAGGCTTTAACCGCATCACGCCAAATTTAAGCAATTTTAAAGGTCGCGTCGTCGCCACCAGCGACCACGGCGCAGCCGTTATATTAATAGATGACGATCCAATTTACGGCGCCGATGGTGCTGATTTTGCTTCTCGTGTTTCGATTGTGGCTGGTTTAAAGGGTCACGCTTTACATGAGGATGATTTGATTGAACAAGTTCAGCCAAACCTTGACGCAGCCGGCGTTTATGTTTCTCAGAGAGCAATAACACAAGAGCCATGGAATTTAGTTAGCCCAGTTGGAAAACACAGTGAAGAAAATGATTTTGGAAAATCTAAGAAACGGCATGGCACTGGCAAAGGGACATGGTATAAGGCCCAATCAGATGTTACAGCATATGCAGATACAGTTCAATTGGTGGCTAGAACAGGCGGCATAAACTTATATGCCGGCGCCGTTGATAATAGTTTATCAAATGGAATTCTTAACGACGGCTTTCTTGGGGTTAATTTAATTGCTGGAAACAGAATTGACGATTACAGTGCTGCCAGTACATTGAACATCAATGAAAATTATCAGGTACCTGCTTTTTCTTTGCAGCCGCTAGTTAAAGGACATAGTTTGCAGAGATATTTAAATCGAGTAGCTAAACACTTGCAAAATCAAGCAAGTGAAAACTTTTCTAGAGAGATAAAAAATACCATAACAGAGTTGGGCGATATTGTTGCTTTACTTACTGGCTACACGTCCATACCCGCCGGCCTTATCAAAGTCGGCCTTCTCCTACCTAAAGTTCTGGGCATAATAAACAGCCTTGGAAAGGCAGGAACAGAAATGTACAATGCCACGCTCGCGGAAGTCAATTCGTCAGGCCCCTTCACTGAATCATATTTAAGCAGATATAACAAGACAAATTAAATGGCAAAAAAAGCAAAAAGATGGTGTGGTGAAGAGAAGTGGGAATATATGCCCCCCAAGTATCTTCAAAAAGATGACAAGTGTCTATTTCTTAAATACTTGCCAAGTGCTGAACAATATAAAAAACTTTCACCAGACGAAAAATCAAAATTAGATTTTGAGTTAATCGCTTCTATCGCATATATAAGAAGTATTAAGCCCGCCGGCTGTCCAGATACGCATTTAGGCAACAAAGTGACCGCTAAGTGCAACCCGTGGTTAGAAATCTCTTATTTCTTTAAGCTTCGAAGAGAAGAATATCAAGCTATTTCAACGCCAAAACAAAGAGCAAAGAAAGTAGAAAAAAAGCCAGTTGCCGCCACCGGCAATCCTGCCAAACAAAAAACAACTAGCTGGTATGGTGCCGTCTTGGGGGCCGGCGGAACCTTTAATGCCGCCGTAGAAGAAGCTGTTGGCGGCGTAGTAACTGAAGCCGAGGAAGTTTTAGGAGAAGTTACTAGTAATGAATATGTAAAAGGCGCTATGAAATATGGATCCATAGCCCTTGCAGGATATGAAAGTTATGCCGATCATTATAATGATTATGTGGATTATAAAGCCGCAAAACTTCTTGCTGCAGCCGGCCATACAAAGTGCAAATTTGATGATGACGGGCAAGGCGGCCTTATGGGGACAGACGCTGCAACAAAGTGTAAGACTTCGGCAGACTGTCGGGCCCTAGGCTTGACTAACCATATTTGTGTTGGCGGCGAAGGGGAGTTGGGCGCTTCCGACGCTGGTGCCGCGGCCCTCGGCATACCAACTGCAGCGCTTGGCCGAGCCATTGAGGGTACTATTAGTTCTGGGTTCGCTAAAGCTAATCTAGAAGTGTGTTTGAACAAGTGTAGTGTGGCAGAAAGCCTCACCAAGCTTCACGCCGGCGCAGCGGTGGCAGCCGGCTTGGCCGCCGAGCATGATGGCGCCAAGTGCAGAGAGCACTGCCGCGAGGCCGCCAAAGGTGCTCAAGGCATTTGCCAACCCGGATGTGCCGCACCGACATTTATTGATTTTTTTGATCAGTCGGCAGATCCAAGGCCAGACTTTTTTGAACTCTTAGACAGCCTTACGAAGCCACCAGTAAACCCAGCAGCTTGTCTCGTTTCGAATTTAGAAAATTTCTTTTATGTTGTTCCGTGGCAATATTGGTTAATGAAAAATCTTGATAGTATGGTTGATACCCTATTATCAGAATCCGGCACGGAGATAGATAAATTAAATGATATAATAAAAACCCGCACTGTCTGTGGCACCGGAGGTGGTTTAGAATTAGACATTGAAACTATAAAAGCCGGCGCCCAATTGCCAAGCTTGACTGGTATTATTGACGGCCTTGAAATATTTCCTTTACCAAGTCTTCCATATATGGAATGGCCACCCCCCGGCCTTCCTTCGATATTAAAGCTTCTTCTTGATCCTTTGCAGATCTTAAAAGTAATGATTATGGATATGATATGTTATTCGATATGTTTGATTATTAATCCAATCATTTATAGCGTTTTGGCTTTGATGAACGAAGACATAAAAAAAATTGAGAACAAAGCAGACGAAAATAGCAAAACCACAACGATTTCTCTTCCATATGGAACAAACATAAATATGAAAAAATCAGATGTAAACGAGTTTGTATCTGATGAAAATTTGCGAGAGGCATATGATTTTGGATATGTTGTTTTAGAAAATCCAAATGAAGCTACCGGCAAAACAAGTATTAATGCCAATCACCAACATGTATTTCAATTAGATCGGAACGGCAACGGTGTCGCTTTGGAAGTCTGTCATCCGATGTCAAATTATGTTTGTCATAAACACGAGATAATAAACTGGACTGTTCAATCTGGACGAAGCCCATGCTATCCAGATTGCCGTCAAAGATACGGCTACGATGGTGTTCCATCACACCTCCATATTATACCCCCCAATGCAGTTAATGCGCTGGTTAGAGAATACATAAATGTGGTTAATTACGAAGAAAAAATGACCGTAAAAGATTTGATAACTCTTTTAGCTGGCGATGCATCGTGCTATGTAAAGGGCATCTTAATTACGATCGGCAAACAAGAAAAATATAAAAGCTTGCAGTTGTATACCACCGGAAAGATTTTACAATTTTGGAAACATCTAGGCAACAATATGGACATATTTTCATTTATTGAAAGTTCCAAATTAGATTGTACTCCGGATATTTGCCCTACTCCGATAGATGAAGAATTATTAAATCAACTTTTAGCAGAGATGGATAAGGTCTGCAGTTTGATGAAAAAGCCAGAAGATCTTCTTCCGATTACACCAGAAGACATTAAGGCTATGTCCTTGGCGATTGGCAACAAAATGTTGCAGGACGCCGGCTTTGGAGATTCGAAACTAGATCCAAACGACGAGGGGGCAATTATACCATCTAAAACAAGACTTACTAAGGCATTATCAGAGAAATGTGAATCGGTTGAACGCCATTTGTGCAATTCGTTCGTGAACCCGTTATGCCTGATCCCGTTTGGTTTAACCACTAAGGATGCGTCCACCATCTTCGATGGATATTTTTCACACTTCGAAGGTGATATAGATGAGTGGATCGAAAAATATGGCGACAGCGAAGACACTGCGAATAAAATTGGCATGAACGACGACCTCCGTTACGAAATTGCCAACGAATGGTGCGGCGGCAAAATCAGCGCCAAGGCCGCAGCTAAAAAGCGGGCCAAAAAGCAGGCCGCCGCCAAGAAGAAGAAAGAGGAAGAGGCTAAAAAAGGAAGTGATGCTGCAAAAGCCTCTGATAAAAAATGCCCACCCGGTATGAATGTTGGCGCACCCAAATCCAACAAGATCGCCGGTGATAAGCCTTGTTTGTTTGTTAATGCAAAAGGAGCACCATGGACTTCAAATGAGGTACATAAGTATAGCCATTCGTCGGCAGTTAAGTATGTTGACGTTGTAAAATCACTTGATATTTTGACCGGTACAGATGAGGACGCGCTGTACGCCACCATTGATAGCATGACGCCAGAAGAAAAAGACTGGGTCTGCCAGCGCGCTGTATTTACTAGTGGCAAGGGCATATCTGGTCCCAACAATTCAAAGTGGAGTTTAATGTGGAATATATGCGACGATTTAGACGAAGGGCTTGAACAAACCCTCTTGGCCGACAAGCTCGGGTGCAAATGTAAGTGACGGATGTATTTCTTAGCGCAATTGGTTAACTTTAGCATTGAATAACTAATTAATAGACGAATGGAACAATCAAAAAATGGCTTCAGGTTTTTCAGTTAAATTACCATTGATATATGATAATGAGGATGGCCCATATCGTTTGACAAAAACTCTTGCAGAAAATATTAAACAAAATTTTAAGCATTTGATTTTGACGAACCCGGGCGAACGGTTAATGGTGCCGGATTTTGGAGTGGGGTTTAGTCGAATTTTATTTGAGAATTATACTAGTGAAACGATTGAAGAATTACAGGGGAGATTGTATGAGCAAACTGCAAAATATCTTCCATTTATTAATATAAGAGATGTGAAGACTTCATTTGAAGATCATGTACTACATGTACAAATATCGTATATAATAGAATCTCTTAAAATCTCAGATGCTATTACGGTCGATTTAACTCAAAAGTAGGAAAAATAAATGGCAAAAAAATCACCTCCAGTAAAATTAACAAATAGAGATTTTTCTAGCATCAAGCAAGACTTAGTTGAATATGCTAAGGTCTACTACCCAGATACTTTTAAAGATTTTAACGAAGCTTCTTTTGGCGCTTTAATGTTGGATATGGTTGCATATGTAGGTGATATGCTTTCCTTTTACTTAGATTATCAAATGAATGAATCATTTATTGATTCTGCGATTGAAACAAAGAACATTATTAAGCTGGCAAAGCAGCTAGGATATAGACACCCCGGGGCTCACTCTTCAAGTGGCAAGTGTGCATTTTATATTACAGTAGATGCGAGCAGCGGCGCCCCCGCAAGCGAAAATGTGCCTATTCTAAATAAGGGTTCTGTATTTTCTGCAATGGGCGGCGCCGTCTTCACACTAGCAGAAGATGTTGATTTTTCACGATCAGGCGCTGATATTGTTGTAGCTGAAGTTAATACTGACGGCCAAGCAACTAAGTTCGCTTATAAGGCTTATGGAACTGTGATCTCTGGGAAAGTTGAAACTGAACTTATAACGGTCGGCGAATATGAAAGGTTTATGAAAATTCCTCTTTCTATTTCAGATGTGACTGAAGTTGTTTCCGTTATTGATTCTGAAGGTCATGAATTTTATGAAGTAGAAAACCTGTCACAAAATATTATTTATAAAGAAGTGCGAAACACAATTGATAGTACAGCAGAGCACGCCCCATATATTTTACAGGAAATATCAGTACCTCGCAGGTTTACAGTAGAACACACCATTGACGGCGACACCTTTTTACAATTTGGTTTTGGTTCAGAGGCAAATCTAAAACAAGATAAATTTCCAGATCCATCAGATGTTGTATTAAATTTCCATGGAAAAAATTATTATTCTGATAGCTCTTTTGATCCTAGTATTTTATTAACGACGGATAAACTTGGTGTGGTACCATCAAAGGGAAGAATGGCAATAACTGTTAGAAGTAATTCCGCTAGCAATGTTAATGCAAAAGCTGGCGCCCTCGCAAGTGTTATTAATGCTAATTTTACTTATAAGAATCCAAAATTAAGCACCACCGCTCGTTCTTCTATTTCTGTGTCTCTTGAGGTTGATAATGAAGAAGCGATCACTGGGCAAACAAAATTATTAACAACGGAAGAGATCAGGGTAAGAGCGTTAAGCGCCTACTCATCTCAGAATAGAGCAGTAACAAAACAAGACTATATGAGTTTGGTCTACAGAATGCCATCTAATTTTGGTTCTGTAAAAAGAGCAAATGTCGTACAAGACAAAAAATCTATAAAAAGAAATTTAAATTTATTTGTTATATCCGAAGATTCTAATGGTAAGTTGATAGAAGCTTCTTCTACTGTAAAGAACAATCTTCGCTCTTGGCTGAACAAATATAAAATGATAAACGACACAGTTGATATTTTAGATGGCCGCATTGCTAATATTGGAATACAGTTTGAGGCAATAGGAAACCCAGAGAAAAATTCAAATGAAGTTTTGATGGTTTGCTTGAATGCACTAAAGAATGAATACAGTGGCCACTTCTATTTTGGCCAGCCATTTTATATTTCCGATATATACAGAATTTTAAATGACCTTCCAGAGGTGCTGGATGTAAAGACAGTTAAGATTATAAGCCAGTACGGCACTAACTATTCTGGTACAGAGTATGAGGCAGAGGCAAATGTCTCAGTAGATGGAAGATTTATTAAAGTGCCAGAAGATGTTATTTTGGAAGTAAAATATCCCAACACTGATATAATTGGAGTCGTGGTATAATGGGTATAAAAAGATTTACAGCGTCAATTGATACAACTATTACAGATGCTTATGCAGAAAATCTCTCTACTAGGGCGACATCTTCAAATATGGGCGCATCTGATATTTTAGAGACATTTTCAATTTATGGACAAAGAACGACTGAATCTTTAGAAAGAAGCCGAGTGCTTCTTAAATTCCCAATTGAAGAAATCACATCTTCCAGAGCTAGCGGAATTATTCCAGCAAGCGGCAGCGTCAGCTTTTTCTTAAAAATGTTCAATGCAGAACATTCCGAAACAGTACCTAGAGACTTCACTATGAGCGTTGCGGCACTAAGCCAATCGTGGCACGAGGGCCAAGGCTTAGATATGGAAGATTACTCTGATGGGGGCATCGGAGCTAGATCCCGCCGCGGCCCGGGCATTGGTGCAACATGGAATCACAGGTCAACAGGTTTGTTTGCTTCTGCTTCTATTGATTTTGACGGCTCAGATGCTATTTTAAAGGTAGCTGATAATGCTTCACTTTCTTTTGGCGATGCCGCTGATGATGAGGCTTTTTCATTAAGTGCTTGGGTTAAGGCGGATACTTTAACGGCAGAACGACCTATTATTTCCAAATGGAATACCAATAAAAGAGAATGGTATCTTTCGATCACTTCTGCTGGTAAAATTTATTTTAAAATATATGATGAATCACTCACCGTGGCTTGCGAACGACAAACCGCTGCATCAACAATTTCTACAGGCACATGGTATCACATTATTGCAACATACGATGGTGCCGAAAGCAGGGGCACAACATCAGATTGTTCTAGCACCGGCACTAAATGTGTTAATAATAATGGCTTAAAGGTGTACCTAGATGGCACACTTACAATCGATGGTACGGCTAATTCTTCTACGGCTTATGTTGCTATGGAAAATGATGATGAAACATTAAAAATTGGCAACAGATATGATGTTGCCGCGGGAGCTAACAGGTATTTTGATGGTAGAATAACTGAAGTCGCGATTTGGGACAAAGAATTAATTCAGACAGAAATTAATCAAATTTATAACAAAGGTTGCCCAGTAAGCCTTCTTGGCTGCAACAGTGATGCAAGTTCAAATTTGGTTGCTTGGTGGCGCATGGGTGGCGATAAACAGGACGCATTGGACAGTTCAGCATACACTTTTGGCACTGGCAATAGAATTGTAGATCAAGTAAGTAACCCAAACTTTATTGCAACTGGCAGCGGCTTTCAGGCTTCATCTGCCGATATCAAAACAGATACATATCCAAACGCATGCAGCTTTGCTGACAAAGCAAAGTGCTGGGATCAAGCAGGCGGTTCAATAGACACGGGATCGCTCAACACATCTTTCTTTACAAAGAGTTTTACAGACGGTATTGAAGATTTGGAAGTCGATATTAGTTTCTTGGTGGAAGAGTGGGCCAAAGATACAACTGGAAGCACCGGCCGTTATAATCACGGTGTAGGTGTATTTCTTTCCGGCAGCGCAGAGGATGGTGGAAATAAAAACTCTTACTACACAAAGAGATTTTTTGGAAGAGAAAGCGAATTCTTCTTCAGGCGCCCAGTCATTGAAGCTAGGTGGGATAGTGTCAAAAAGGATTCGTCAAGCAGATTTTACTTAAGCAGTTCGTTATTGTCAACCGACAATTTAAACAAATTATACCTCTATAATATTGTTAAGGGACAAGCCAAGGGGATCCCCGGCTTGGCCACCGTTGGCGACAAAATTATGGTTACTTGCTACCAAAAGCTGGGAGGAGCGCCCATTACATTACCGCTCGGCGGCGGCGTCGTTACGGCTGATCAACACAATGTTACTGGTCAACATTTCGAAGCCGGCATATATACTGCTTCTTTTGCATTTACTAGTTCGAATGTACCTTCATTTTATGCCGTGTGGCATTCCGGGTCTGTTGCCCACGAAGGAACACAGTTTCATACAAGCTCCCTTATCACGGTAAAGAAGTATGATGCATCAGATTATAATCCTAAGCCATCTTATGTAACATCAATTTCTAATTTCAAGTCAGAATATTCTAGAGTGGAAACAGCCAGATTTAGAATATATGTCAGAGAAAAAGATTGGAATCCAACTATTTATACAAAAGCAAAAACGGATCCCGAGACAAATATTGTTGATTCAGCTTATTTTAAAGTCGTCCGACTATCTGATAATTACATTGTGGTGCCTTATGATACTGGCAGTGCCTCTGGGACGATGATGTCTTATGATTCGCAAGGAAACTATTTTGATTTAGAAATGGGAATGTTTGAGCCAGATTACGCATATGGATTTAAATTCTTACTTAAAGTTAATGGCCAATTTGTGGAACAAGAAGAAGTTCATAAATTTCGGGTAGAATAATAATGAGCATTAAGAAGCTTTTTCACAACAAGAAACAAGAGATTGGTTCTGTAAAGGGGCCCGTCAAAGCATCACTTTCGAAGTTTACTGCCTCAATTGAATCAGCAGATTTAATTGAAGCTCACCAGTCAAGCTCTCTTATATTTGAACCAAATGTAAATTTTGATAAGCCAGAGAACTTTGTTAAATTTGGCTCAGCAGAAAAATATTATTCTAATGCGATTAAAAGAATTTATAAGCAGTATCCATATGACGATACAAATGCAGCAAAAATTCAATTTTTAAATGGCCTTACCCCACTTGAAAGATATGTCTATGAACACAACTACCCAAGAACTAATGGGTTTGTTTTATTCAACACGCCGGCTCAAGACAGCTATACTGGAACGGCCGCCGCCTCTTACAAAAACTCTACTACTCACGAATATGTCACTTTTAATGGCTGGTCAGTAAACAGCCTATATGATCTTTCAAATAAACGAGAGAACGCCCTTTCTATTGATTTTGCTAGCGGCTCTACGATTGAATGGTGGATGAAAAAACCGGGCGGCAGTACATACGGCGGCAGCGACAATCAGGTTATTTATGACTTAAGAGACAGTGAAAACTTAGCCCAGCTTATTGTTCACTTGCAGCAGGCTGGCACAAACGACCAGATTACTTATAAAATTAATTTTGGTAATGGCGCCGGTAGTTGGCAGAGTAGAATTGATTTAGATTTAAATACCGGTGTAGATTGGAGTGCTGATGAGACTTGGCATCACTATGCGTTGGTTCAAAATTCATCTTCGGCGGAAGGATTCAGGGTGAGACTTTATGTTGATGGAGCTTTATCAGACGATAGATTTACTCAAGCCGGCGTAGATTTTGCCGGCAGCGCATACGACAGCGGCGAATTCGTTTTCCCCGGCTCTATAACTGGTTCGTTGCAAGGCACAATTGGCGCTTTAGGTGGTGCCGACAAAACCGATGCTGCTTTGGGCTGGGGTAAATTATCAGCATCGATCGATGAATTTAGAGTTTGGAAGACTGAAAGAACATCGGAGCAAGTTGGAAGAAACTATATCGCGCCGGTTCACGGCGGCGTCATGTCATCTTCTGTTAATAGAGATTTGGGCGTGTACTTCAAGTTCAACGAAGGCGCCACGAATGAAAATACAGATGTTACAGTTTTAGATTATTCCGGAAGAGTTTGTAATGGAACTTGGACGGGATATAGCACAACCCCCACCGGTGATGAGGCAATGCGCCAAACTGGTTCGGCGATGGTGTTGTCTGGCAAAGTGGACCGCGAAGAAAAAGACCCGATTATTTATAGTTCACACGCAGATGTACAATCTTTAATAAGCGAAAAAGAAACATCTGGATCACAATATGATCTTGAGAATTTTTCAAGTTTGCACAACTCAATGCCTAGGTGGATAACAGAGGAAGATGAAGACGGCGGCGAGCTAGGTCAAATTCTGCAAGTAATGGGCAGCTACTTAGATACTCTGCATGGCCAGATTGGTGAGTTCGTAAACATCAAGGAACCTTCATATCCAGTTTCCGGAAGCAAACCATATCCATTTTCTAATAAGCTTTTGAACTCTTTAGGATTTGAAGTACCAGAAGCGTTCGTAGATGAAAACGTCTTTCAAAGCATTACATCCAGAGACAATAAAAGAATTTTTGAAGAGAAAGTATACAATTTAAAACAACTAATTTATAGAAACATTTATAACAACCTTTCCTTTATCAACAAGTCAAAGGGCACTGAAAAGTCTTTTCGTAATATATTTAGATGTTTTGGCGTTGATGACGAGTTAGTAAATTTAAATGTTTATAGCAACAATGAAGTTTTCACTTTAGATGATGATTTTGCAATTACATATACAAAAAGAAAAGCAATAGACTTTTCTGGAATTAGCGGCTCTCACAGATCGGCAACGATTTATCAATTTCCGGTGACGATGGGCGGATATGATCACGGCTATATTTCCTCTTCGGCAAATAGTTATACGCCGCTGACAGCAGAAGCTGAAATCATATTTCCCAAGTTTGAGCATTTATCACAATCGATAGAAACACTTACGACTTCATCATTGTTTGGATGCCACACATCAAACGCAAAGCATGCCGAGACAACTTATAGAAAAGCCGCGGCCGGCTGGGCTGGTGACTACGATGTTGCGGCATATGCCATTCGTTCAGTAAACGATTCAGATGCAATTTATTTTCGACTTACCTCTTCAATGATGGGTTTTGATTTGACTTCTTCGGTGTTTCCCACATCTGCATCGAGCGGCGGCAGCAGAGTATATGACAACTCTAAGTGGAATTTTGCTTTCCGAGTCAAACCAGAACATTACCCGTTTGAGAACGCTGTAACCGCAGCACTTGGCGGCCTAGTACCGGCACAGAAATATATTAGAAAGACTGTTGAGTTCTATGGAATTAGTTCAATCGGCGGCCAAATAATACATGAGTTTGCAGTTTCGAAATCTATTAATCAAGATGAGCCGGATGGTGCCCAACAGGGCAGAGGCATTGGACACTTCTTAACTGGCGCTTACAAAAGATTTTATATTGGAGCGGAAAGAACTAACTTTACCGGCTCTGTTGTTAATAAATCTGATGTTAAGTTTTTAAATTTCCGAGTTTGGGGTGATTATCTAACAGACGATGAAATTAAATATCACGCTAGAGACCCGGATAACTTTGGCCGCTCAAGCCCTTATCAGAACACTTTTGTTTTTGAGACAGGCAGTGCCACCTATCCACTTGGCACCAACAGCGTGACTGATGAATACATTCCTAGAATTGACACATTGGCTTTGCACTGGGACTTTAACAACATAACGGGTAGCGAAGGAACAAGAATTGTTGAAGTGCTCGATAGGACATCTGGCTCTCTTGATTTAAAAACAAGGTATGTGGGCCAGTCTTATGGTGAGTTAATAAAGGCAAACCACCCCGGCAGTGGATCATTTTTTGATTCCGGGGCTGATCCGTTTTCATTAGAGTTTGTTCCAACATCGCGACAAAGATTACCAGAGCAACTACAAAGCTCTGATATGATTAAAGTTTTAACTCGTGACCAAGCAGTGCTTAGAAAGAATATGAAACCAACGAACATGTTCTTTGCAGTCGAGATGAGCATGTATGATATTATATCTAAAAACATACTCAACTTCTTTGCGGGTGTTGAAGACTTTAACAACTTAATTGGTGAGCCAGTAAATGCTTACAGAAGCAACTATAAGGCTATGGAGAAGCTAAGACAGTTGTTTTTTGAAAAAATTAACAATAGGCCAGATGTAGAAAAGTTTGTCAGCATGTATAAGTGGCTTGATTCTGCATTGGATGCTGTGCTTATAAATCTATTTCCCGCTTCTGCAGCATCAGCAGACAAAGCAAGAACAATTATTGAAAGCCATGTTCTGGAAAGAAATAAGTACAGGCATCGTATACGAGAGATTAATTCCGCCGGCTTTTCCGGGGATATCCCCTATGTTGAGCCGGCGAGGTTACAAGTATCACCAGAGACTAAAGTTCCGAGTAAACAATATGTGCAGAAGGCCAGAAAGCCTATGCCGACTTTAACAGAAGATGATCTTGTAGCTCCACCACTTCATACAAAAACGAATACAAAAGAAGCAAAAAAACAAGGGGATAAATTTCAAACACAGAAAGGCTCCGGCGCGGCCATTGCGTCATCGAAGAGTCAGACACATGATGCAAAAGATCCATATGGCTCAAAGCAGGGCCCAGATAAGGGTCTTGCCTCAAACAGAGTAACATTTATTAATAGCACTCCATCGACACAAATTATATTAGGAGTGTACACTCACGATGAATCAAAGGCGCCCGATTGGCATAGTTATAAGGAAGAGCCGTTTAATGCTCCATTTTCAATTGCTAAAACAGCTGCTTTAGATGACGCTATTAAATGTGCTACTGCGACAGATGGCACTGAAATTAGCATTGCTGTGCCTGTGCCCATTTCTGATCACCCTGTACAAACGGGTGGTATTAAAATCAAAATTAAAACAAGGGCCTACGGCGCCGGCAACGCCGGCCCCGCAGCAAATGAGATTTTTGTCAAGATACAAGGTAGTCAAGCAGCAACTGCACAAATGATAGCGCATGCCATTAATGGTGAATTAGAACCAGCAGGAATTGAGCCGTTTGATCTTGATAAACAATTGGATCCGGACATTATATATGGTGAATATTGTTTAAGCGAAAATGATGCTAGTGGTTATGACCACGAACAAGGCGAGTTTAAGAGATCGGCAATCGGTGTCGCCGGCATAAGTGCTAGCGCCGGCGCATCAGCAAATGAATTTAAACTTACTGCAAATGCTGGTAGAGATGGTGCAAACATTATATTATCTGGAAGTGTAAACCTAAGAGCTTCAAGTTCGACGTTCGCCGGCGCCGGCGATGTCAACATAGAAGCGGATACATTTAGAACACAATTGTGGTCTAATTTCTTTGGATCGGCAAAAACTGCTGGTCCATTTACACTTCCAGAATTTCATTTAGGACTTGATATAAAAGACACAGATAACACAAAAGAAGGCAGAAAAACTGAATTAAATAAAAAATATGATGCACATAAGGCATCTTTTGTAGAAGGTGATGCCGCTAGAGACGGGTTGTTTATTGCATTTAACACTGGAAGCACAAATAAAGAAACTGGTCTACGCAGATTGCGCCCACTGCCCGGTGCTGAATCTGCGGCTAATAATTCGCGTTTAAAACCTGTGATTGTTTATGATCGCGAACATACAGGCGATAAAGGAAGCCAGAAAAGATTACCATTCACAGTTATGAGTTCTACTGTTGAAGGTGGTTATTCTTCTCAGTTGAATAAAGGAACTGCCGCATCACAGTGGACAAAGGTTTCTTTAGAAGACAAACATAAAGACACTTATGGAGATTTTATTGATGCTCCAATGCAAGGCACTTGGACTCGTGAAAACGTTGGTGGAAATTTATACAGGCATAACAATTTGCTTGTTACAAATTCTATAGTTGCTCGTGGTAAATCTAGGGTTGAGGGATATCATATTACGATCAACCCAAGCAAAAACTCTGCAATTCTTACAAACCCAAGAGTTTTTGAAGGAGCACACAACTCAATTTATGCAAACGGTGCGAGGCTAAAAGATGTAAAAAGACCAGTAAATATTCAGAATCTAAGCTCCTCTGGCTATGCATTAAATAACACAACTGTTGCTGGCACTGGGCCTTCAAAAGAAAATTTTGGTTCTGCAGTAAATTCAAATTATAATAGAGACTATGAAGTAGTTTCTATAAACAATAGAAAAAGCAACAATAGATATTTTAGGACACAAGGCGGCGTTACGGCTTCACAAACTGCTTTCGGCGCATACGGCCAGTTCTGGTGGGTTCCTGATACAAAGAGCTTTACGCCAGCAACTCTACACGCCTCTACTTTTAATAGGGCGGTTGACTTTATTAAACAAGACAGAGAAAACACCGGCAGCACCAAAACAGTTTTTGTTTCAAAGTTTTCTGCACCCGGCGGCGCAGCAGAACAAGGTGCTGGCTTCACTGATATTGAATCTAATCAGTATTCGCCATATAGTGCATTGCCATACAGAAACTTAGTTTTGAGAAGAGCATTAAATAAGGTTTGGTCTAGACCAGCCGGTTCGCAGGGAACTGATAGCTTGTTTGGAACATCTTATGCTAATTTCCACAAAACACAAAGAAATGATGGCGTAAAGATTACCGGCTCATCTATGGATCCATTGACGAGGAAGATGGACAAAGACAGTTTGTGGGTTTCGCACGCCATCCCTCGTAATGATTTAGGCTATACTTGGATTAGAAAATCTTGGATTGGAACAATTAATTCAGATCTGACTGTGTCTTCAACTCTAGGAAATGTTTCTCATATAACATCTAGCGATTTCGCGGTGTTGCTTGGGTTTACTTCTTCGGCAGACACCATAACATTTGTTTCGGGTGGCGAGATTGGGGCTGCATTTCATACTGCCCCCGCACCCGGGAATCAGACGGTTGGCATACAAATTGGAAGAACAACGATCCATAGCTCTATGGTTAATTTTACTCCGACTGACTTTGTTGGAACCAATATTCTTATATCTGAGCCGTTTTCTGCTAGTCAAGCATTAACAGGACCGCTTGCGACACCAGCAGGCCAGCTTGTTTATACAAGCGGTGATAATATTTTGGGATATCCGGGCGGCGGCAATCGTCTTAACAATTATTTAAATCCGAACTTCGTTGCTAGCTTTGCACAAGCCGCTGGCTGGTCTCCAAATGCCGATCAGGGCACAGAACCATATGTTTTTAATATGCTTATGTTAAATAGAAATGGCCCATATGGACACCCAACGTGGAAGCAAATAAGAACCGGGGAACATAAAATAGCTCGATGGCTTCGCAAAAAGAATATATATCAAAATACACGAACCGTTTATAACAGTGAAGCTCAAAGGTGGGAAGACAAAGTAAGCGAAATTAGACAAAGCCCAATAACTTCGAAGTTTAAGCCTGTGAGTCAGGGATATAAAGATTTTTCAGTTAAGTATTCATTTGGAAACGATTTTCACTTTTTTACAAAAACTTATAACTCTGCTTCTAACAAACTTATTACAAACGAAAGAGAGTGGGGCATCTCGCCGGATTATGAAAAGTCTGCGCTGTATGAAGAAAGCGACACTAGTTGGACAATGTTGAAATACACAGAGACGGTATTTCCGAAAGATGAAAACGTCTATAGAGACCGCTGCAGAAAGAAAACAAGATATGATTTCTTCTGGGATGATAGCTTAACAAGTAGAGTCGCACAAGACGCTGGTAAACTTGAAACAGACGGAATGAAAAATAGCCAAGGTATACATGTGGGTAAAAACAAAGGCGGCGCCGCAGCCTCTGATTCATTTATGTCTGTGTGGCCAATGGATATGCAAACTTCATCGGCCGTTACAAAAGAGAAGTCTGGTGAATTAATGAGAATGGATAATGTGTATAATGCAGACATATCAGATCATTTTGCTATGCCAGATAGTTCTAGTGCAAAATTTGGCAGAGCTTATGGCGCCTGTCGCCCTGAAAATTTAGTCCACCAGCAAGCTGGCAAGGGGCCCTTCTTTAACAATTATCGTGATTATTCATGGGACACAATTTTAATTGGCCAAGATTATTCGCAGTTATCAGAATTTAATATTACTAAGCATATCAACAATGTTATTATAAATTACCGTTCAGATTATTATCAAGATTTTTATAATTTAGATTTAACAGGTAGTAGTATTTTATCATCAAGTACAAAAAGCTTTTTAGAAACATATAGCAACGCAGAAGAATTTGTGCATTTAGACAGAGTGACTGATTTATATGGTGCCCCAACTGAAATTTCAATCACATTTAAGGCTATTAAAAAGCTCTTACCAAAAGAAGGGTTTTATCCTGTACAAAGAACAATACAGTTGGCAAGAGAATTTTCAGGTTCTTATTCGGAAGAAAATCCAATTATCGGCATAAGTGCACCAGAGGGGGAACTTGGAGTGTGGGAAGGCCCATTTACATCCAGCAACCCAGCTAAAACTGGTCACTGGAGAACAGTGCTTGAGCCATTCTATGCGCCCGGCATCATGTACAATACAATTAAAGCCGGAATTGCTGTTGATTATCCAATTATTGATCAAAGAACAATGGATACTGATGAATTTACAAGAACGACCGGATCGGCCGGCCCCCCAGCGACAACGCACGGGCCCAATCCTACGATGCATTGTTCTGCTTCATATACTTCAAGAATGCCATTTGAGGCAATTATTGAACCCTATCTGTGGTCGCAAAAAATAATAGGATCCGCTAGTGTAGGTATTAATCCATACAATGCGCCGAATGCGGAACATTTACCCAAGAGTGTTATGAGGCTATATGATATGGATCCAGAATTAATTATCGACAGTACTGGAACTATTCAACAATCAAATGGTGTTTATGAAACACACGCTCATAACTTTTTTGCAGAAGTGCCAAATTTCTTTTTAGAGAACGGCCTATCAGTTATTAAATCTAAGCCAGAATCGACATGGAAATTCCCCGGCCCGTTATCATCTTCGGCTGATGGAGTAAAAAAGTGGGAAATGGAAATTTTTATAGAAAAGCCAGATATGTGGTTTATGCACGATGGTATGGGCTATTTCGGTCACTGGCCCTATGTACATCATCTTCCATCTTATTATGGTATGTATCCATGGGACACTTGCAAAGAGTCGGGTGCCAGTGTTAGGCCCTGTATAAACAATACCATCGCAAACGGCCGCCAAAACAAATATAACAAAGCATCGTTGAGAATCACATTTGACCCAACAGCTATTTTTGAAAAGTATCCTGAAAGATTAGCAAGAGGAACATTTACATTAGATGATATTATTAATAATAGTGTCGTTGAATATAGTAATCTTCGCTGGGAGCAGGCCGGTGCCGATGCTAAAACGGGGATGAGCTTAACTGCGAGTGTAGAAGTTTTTAATATTGTCGGCACCGAAGCGGGTAAAAATCAATGGGCAATTAATACAAAATTTGAAACACCAATGTATAATTTTGCCAAATGCGATGCGACTCCCGCGTATGTGGTTGGTGGGTTTGCCAATGCTAACTGCGCCACCGCCAGCGTTCCAGATATGCAATATGGCGGAACATATAGGGGAATATGGCATCAGTATGCCCAAATTCCATCTCCTAATGCTTACGATTTGCTTCGCTTTGGCGTGAAAGACGCGATGCCACGCCAAGCCGCAACAAATGTCAGCAGGACCGGCTCTTTGGCAGATGCGTGCGGATTTTCTGTAGCACCAATTGAATTAGGAAAAATTGCAAAATCAAAACTAATTTACGAAGGCGTGGCTGTAATACCATTCTATACGGATCAAGACACCAAAGAGGAAAAATTCTTTGAAATTCCCGTCGCGACATTTGAAAAGAGCTATGAGAGAGCATCGAAGGGGATAATTAAAACATCGATTGACGACATGGTATATAAGCAGGCAATTGGTCGATATGTGTTGCCCCCAAAGTATGATTTTTGTAGAATAAGAAATAAATCTAAAAAACCATTTGTTAAGTCAAGCGACTTCCTTCCGGCAATTGCGCCTTTTGCTATGTATATTTTTGAGTTCTCTCATAAGCTCACACAACAAGACCTGTCAGATATATGGCAAAATGTAATGCCTTCTGTTGCTCAATATGCCAAGAAGCAGGATCTTAACATCCAACATCCGATTACTAATGGTGAAATATTTGGCCCAGACATGCTTAAGTATAATGGGCTTAAAGAAATACCAACAAATGTAAGATGGAAAATTTTTAGAGTGAAACAGAGAGCAAACAATGATTACTACCAGACTGTGGAAAATTATGCCAAGGGCGCCCCACAAAGCACAGGGCAAAATGATTTTGGTGCAAACTGGCCATACGACTTCTTCTCTTTGGTTGAATTGGGAAAGATGGACGTGGAACTAGGGTTTGAGAGGAACACACAACCCTCTAGAGGATTAAAGAGCGGCACCGCCAAGAAAAGAAAGCCACCAAATAGAATAGAGCTTAAAGCGGCCGTATTAAAAGAGATTATTAAGGAAGAAAGAAAGATAAGCGACTCTGGCGTGTGTCGCGACAGATTTGCTTTGAACTATTCTGAAAAAGGTAAATGTGAGTATCCACACTTAGAGGAAGCTATTCCAAGCTACGAAATGGAACACGATCTCTTATGCACAGATCCAGATGCAGACAACTTTAACAAGAGATTGCCTTGTACATATTCTGAAGAGAAATTGATGAACTTTGGCCGGCCCCAATTGGTTAATTGCCAAAACGGTGCAATAAACATTGGAGTAGGCAATATTGAGTCCAGCACATTATCTATAGTGGATGCAGACCCGGGCCAAGCTGAAACGCTTAAGGTAGACTATGAGCTAAGCCCAGTTTCGGGCTGGAGCTTCATAGAAACAGAGCAGAATTTCAATGGCGTTGATGCTCAAGATATTAATATGACAATTGGGCCGATATCAGACGAACAAGTTGGAAATTACTATTTGTCAATTCAGGGCACTGATGAAGATGGAAATAAGTCTGCAAAGTGTGTAATGACGATTGTTGTTAATGGTGCAGACGGAGCACCCGGGTTGTTGCCTGATGTTGGAGTCACTGGCGCGCCACCAGCCGAAGTACCTGTTAGAGGTCGAGCAGCACTACTACCAGTCGAATTAAGGCCAAGAACACGCACTTCTCCTGCGTTGCCAACTGTTGGCGTTGTACAGCCACCGCTTGTCCCGCCGCCCGGTACCAACACAGTACGAATCATCGGCGGCACTTTAGAGGTCGCTGGCACCGGCCCCGCTATGACTGCAACTGTAGTGGCACCAGCTATAGCCCCCGGCGCATTTTTAGAACCAGAAGACTTTGAACCAGAGTTAAGCCCGGGCGTCCCACTACTAGAAGAAGGCGTGGCAATAGCGCCACCAAACAGCATGGTGAACAGAGATCAGGTTTTTGATAGGGCAACAATGGAAACAATCCACAACAAGCAGAGATTAGGCGATTTTGCCGACGTACCATTCGTTGCAACGAATGCTGCCCCGCTCCCGGTCCCAGCAGCAGCTTCAAGCACCAAACCCGAAGCTGAAAAGAGGGCCGCCCAGCTAGGTTGCGCAGGCTCGCACCAGATGCCTGATGGAAGCTTTATGCCCTGTAGAACTCATGAAGAGTTTGTTGCTGCAGTTAGCCCGGGCTTGTTTGGGTTTGGGTCTGCGGTTGCAACAGACGACAATACTGGTGACGGAGGATATTAATAAACGCTGAAGAGTATTTATAGAGAAAGATATGGAATTTTTTGACAAAAAAGAAGAAGTGATGGATATTGTCATGACCCGCCGCGGCCGCGAGTTATATGCTATTGGCGAGTTTGTTCCAGCATATTATGCTTTTTGCGATGATGAAATTATTTATGAAGCTGCAACTGTAACCGGTTCGGATCAAGTGTACACAACCGCTGCCGGCGCCACTATTGAGGGTCTTTCAACCATGGACGACGTAGATGCCCTTGAGTTAGTGTTGGAAGACGCTCTTGGCAATTCAGTGACTTTTACTTACGACAATAGTAAAGACGAGACAGAATCGACTGCCACCCTAATAGGAACAGCCCTTACGGCAACAACGAATGCAAAAGCGACAGAGGCCGTCCATCGCGCCATAGCCGCGGCAATTGCGGTCGGCCCGGCCAATTTAAATATGAGCATTACTCCTGCGAATTCTGACCACCTCGCAGCCGCTACGTCCTTTACAATAGGACAAGAAGGCGATGTTGCTCGCAGCGCTGCAGCTTTCCTAACGACAATAGAAGTTCCAACGCACATTAAAGTTAACGGAGCTAGTTCCGGCACGGATGGAGTTTTTGCTAGAACAACAACAACCTACAAGGGCGGCATTCAGCTAGAAACTCAAAACAGAACAGCACAAAGAATCAAAGATGTCCCTAGACTAAAATTGCAAAGTGGAACTCAAGCAGCGATGGGCCTCAAGGGTCATATGACTTCATCTATATTTGAACCAAGATTTAAAATTTTGGGGAAATCATCGAACATCGATGAAGAAGCCCCCGCTTGGCAAATTAAGGTTGTCAACGAACGAGGCTTAATGTCAGGATCTGTCAAGTTTGTGCCAACAGAAATGAGCGGCGCAATTGACCCCGCCAGCAGAGTGCCCATCTTTAAAGACCCTGTTAAGACAGATGGGCAAATGTTAACAAAATATAATGGAGAAATAATTCCCCAAATTAGTATTTATTGTGATTATGATGTACAAATTGTAGATGTTATAAAACACCTTTTGTCAGAGCAGGAAACCGCGACTTACAAGAAGCTTGTAGAAGCAGAGAAAACTAATAAAAACCTAGAATCACAAGTGGCTTTAAGCAACTTTAAAAATACAATACTTGGCCCACACGGCGGTAGTTTGGCAATGATGCTTAAAAAGTCATCAGACGATGTTGTTTTAGACTTCGCTGAAAATAATGTCGACTACACGGGCTATACTTTAGAAGTTTATGAATATCAGTATAATAAGGCTAACGACATAACTGGCATGAGACAATTGAATTTTTCAGACGAACACCATGGCACAAATTTTGTTGAATATTTCTTTGACATCTCTACAGACAAAGAGGCAGAGATAGATTTGCAAATTGAGTTTGTTGATGAATCATTGTTTGAGGGGTTGGAAGAGGAAGATATTGTAGATTGTCCACCCGGGCAATTGCCCACTGCGACGGCTGCACAAGTCAAGCCTCCCCTCGGCGTTGGCGAGATACCTGCTACACCGCCGCCGCTGCCACAAAGACGCCGCGGCGCAGCTGAAGAACACATCGGGTATACAACTGAAGAAAAAATGGCCAAAAAAGGATATTATAAAAACAACTCTGTGTCCGAAGGC